GGTGACGCTGCCGCTGCTTGATCCCGTCTTGTACGCCCGGCCAGCGGTGTGGTAGCTGCACGCCCCGAAATTGGCGGAATACGCACCGACCATATATGTTCCCGTGGCTGGAACTGTGTACGCCGCAGAGAGCGCGAACTGCTCCCATCCGCTGCCCGTATGGCTAAAACCTCCCGACGCGACGACGGTATACGCTCCGGCTGCCGTGCGCTGAAACACGTAGATGACTCCGGTGCTGGAGGCCGTGGCATAGATGCGCACATGCGTTACGACACGGCCATTGGCGATGACGACGGATGTATCCACGACAGTGTACCCGGAAACGTTGGGAGTCCCCGCGCTTATCGTCCCAGAATGGTCCACGCTGCTGGGGACCTGGTTATGGTAAGCATGGCCGCTGGCGTCGTAGTACGCGCCGCTGCCCGAAAGCTCGTTGGTCGCCAGGGTCCAGATGCCGCCTCGGGGCACCGGGCCGCTGGCGCGCCCCGCAGTGAGGTGCGCAACAAATGTGGACATCGCCGCGTTATCGCGGGCCAACGCATCGGACCAGCGGGCGGCCGCGATGGCCGTCGCCACATCCGTCGGGCTCATGGCCGTGGTGTTGTCCGTGCCCGCATGAGCTTCGTCAGCGGTGGACAAGCGCACAATGCCCGCCACAGTCTCGGACGCAGCGGGGATGTTGATGCCCGCGATGAGTTGGCGGATGTCCGCGTGGGCGGCGGCGGACTCATTATGCCCGGCCACGGCGTCCAGAATGAGTCCGGCCACGGCCTGGCGCAGCTGGGTGTCGTCCGTGGCGCTGGGGGCAAGCCCGGCGGCGCGGATGACGTTCAGCAACTCCTCCTGCGTCATGTTAAACCAATGCTCGCCAGGCACGGTGGCCGGAATTCCCGCCACGGCGTTGCCCGCCGTGAAGAAGCCCGGCGCGCCCTCGGCGTTGTAGGGCGGCCTGCTGGTGACTGCGGTTGCGGTTTTGACGGGGTACATTGCTCCTCCTATGTGTTGCCGTAGGCGAAAATAACAAAGGTGTGCGCGGGCTTCAGCCGGTTGATGACACATTCCAGCGCCGCGTTGCCCCAGCTGGACAAGGGGTCCTCGCACCCGCTTTCGCAGGTGAATTCGCGCACGGTCACTTCCGGGCCGCGCACGGTCCACACGAAGCGCCAGGGCTCGTCGCAAATGGGTTGGTCGCACGGGCTCTCGCAGGTGTAGACCGCGTGCTCCTCAATGGTGATGGCAAAGCCGAGCGCCTTGGCCAGGCCGATGAAATAGGCGCGGGACAGGCCGCCGCGCTGGCGGATTTTAGACAGGGCGGCGGCGATGCGCTCGGCTTGCGTTTGGGCGTAGCCGCCCGCGCAAGCGTCCGGCAGTCCCAGCACGCGCTCCCAGTCCGCCAGCCACAGGCCGTCCGCGCCCGCCGGGCTGATGGCCTCCAGCACCGCCTGGGCGCTGGCGTGGGCGGCGTCCAGCGCCGCGCCCTCGGCAGCCAGGCTGGCGGCCAGCACCTCGCCCGTGGCCTCGTAGGGCGTGGGCAAAAGCAGCGTTAAAAGTTCCGCATGGTTTACGGTGAAGCCGGTCATGGCAGCAGCTCCACAGTCACCGCGCCCAGGCGCGCCCACTGGATTGCGCCCATGTCCACGTTGGCCGCCGGGCTCGTCACCACGCGGTCCACCACGCCGGAAACGCCGGAAATGGCCGTCTCGATGCGCGAAAGATAGGCGGGATCGCCGGGCTCCAGGGTGGCGAAGTACGCGGCCAGGGCCGTGGTGATGGCGGCTTCGGCCTGGGCCAGGGTGAGGCCGGAAAGCCGCGCCTGCGCCGTCACGGGAACCGGCGCCAGCTCCGGGGCCAGCACCAGGAAATCCGAGGCCGCCGCTGGCCGCATCTCGTCCAGGTACGCGCGCACGGCCTCCAAAATTTCCGCCGACGGCAGGCCGCCCGCGCTGGTGACGCACACGTCCACCGTGCCCAGGCCGCGCCGTAGCGGGAACACGTAGGCGGCGGTCACGCCGTCCACATTCATGGCCCAGCGCCGCCAATCGGCCTTGTTGCCGCCAGCGGGCGGATTGCGGAGCACGTCCAGCACGCGGGCCAGCAGGCTTGCGTCGCTTTCCGCGTCTGTGCCGCCGATGGCCGCGCTGGTGAGTACGGCCGCGCCCTGCACGCCGCTGGGCGCGCTGGTCAACGTGAGGCCCGCGCCCGCAGCCAGGTTGTAGGCCGTGCCCGCCGCGCCCGCCTGCACCGGCACGGCAACGCTGCCGCCCGCGCCGATGGTGCCTTCGGCCGTGGTGACGAACACCAGCCCGGCGAGCGTCTTGGCCTCCGTGCCCACCGCGATGACCGCGCCAGGCGTGCCGGAGAACGTGGCCGCGCCCTGGGCCACGGTGGCCCGCTTGCGCGTGAGGCCGTGCAGGGCGGCGTGGCGCTCCAGCCATTCCGTGTCCGCCGTGTCCGGGAACACCTGGCGCGCTATCCAGGCCTGGTGCTGGTATAAGCCTTCGACCGCCGCCGCCGTGGCCCCGGCGCGCACGCCGAAATCCGAGTCCGCGCCGGTGGCGGCGTCGGGCAGCTGGTTCTGCACATCGCGCAAGATGCCCGCCTTGATGGCCGCGTAGTCCGGGGGAGTGAAGCCCATCAGCTGACCCTCACGTGGTGGTTGAACAGGTGCTCGCGCCCGCCCGCGTCCGTCACCTGCACGGCTAGGCGCAGCCAGCCGTCGTGCTGGCGCTCGGTGCTCACGGCGATGGCCAAAGCGCGGGCGTCGTCCAGAAGCGGCTGAAGCGCCTGCTCGCAATACGCCTTGGCCAGCACGGCCACGCGCTCCACGTCCTTTTCGCGCGCCAGCTCGTGCAGGCGCGAGCCCAGGGCGGCGTCCGCCCAATAGCTGCCCAGCGGCGTCATGAGCCGCAGAAACACGGCATTGGCCAGGCCGCGCGCCGGGTCTGGAATCAGCGCGCCGCCTTCGAGGAGATAGCCGCCGGTGGTGGGGTCAAGGTATGCGTCCGCCATGCCGCCACTCTAGTGGCGGCGGGGGGAGAGGACAGGGTGAAGGGGTTCAGTGGGAGTGCTGTTGCACGTTTGCGCGAAACATGATATCATAAATTTAATAAATATAAAGGAGAAATTTTTTTATGCGTATGCGTGTTGTTTTGTTTTTGCTCGTTATCTGTTTTGTGCAAGGGTGTGCAACGATGCACGACGTGGTTCAGGCAAAGCAGGATGGGTCTGAGGGAACCACGGTCACTTACGAAGTAAAGAAAGCACAGGCCTGGGATATAGCAAAGACGGTTTTTCGCTGGGAAGGTTGTGACGCCATTGAGGAGCATCCTGAACAAGACTACATGCTGACAAGCTCCGGCATGAACTTGGTCTCTTGGGGAACAGTCATGGGGGCCTGGGTTGTCCCTGTTGATGCGGACCATACCCGTGTCACCGTTGTTACAAAGCGCCGTGTTACACTCAATGTCGCAACAACGCTGACAGAGGGAACATTCCAGAAGCGTTTCGCCCAAGCTGTTGAAATTGTGAAATCTGGACAGCAACTTCCCGCGCTCGCCCCTCCGAGTAAATAGAGTTTCATCAGATATTCTTCAGTGACGAAGGTGTTTGCCGTGGACCGCAGTCCCATACGGCAACGCTGGGTGGCCCAAGCTTCTGTGGAGGCTTGGGCTTTGTTTATTTGGGCTCCCCCGTCGTGCCCCCGCTATCCCCCGGATGCGTGTGGTGCTCCAGGCTCACGCCGCCCGCCACGTGGTCGCCGTCAGAAGTGATAGCGCCCGTGGTGTGCAGGCTGCCCGTCATGGTGGCCGCCGCCGCGCCGCCGCCAGTGCCCTGCATGGTGATTGAGGGCGTCTCGAAAACAACCTGCTGGCTGGCCTTAATGTGCAGCGTCTTTGTCTCCACCTCGATGCGCTCCTGCTTCAAATGCACCTTGTCGCCCCACATGCTGTAGATGCAGGCCTCGCCGCTTGCCACATCCACCCGGTACGCCCCGTTCTCCGTGGCGATGATGACGCTGTGCGCGGTGCTGCCACCCAGGGGCAGCACAATGAGCTGCGTGCCCGGCGGCGGCGCGCTGGTGAAGCCGAAGTGCTGGAACAGCTCGGCGGCTTGCAGGCGCTCGCCCGCCAAGGCCTCGGCCTGGGCCAACTGCACAGCCGCGCCCTTGCCCAGGGTGGACAGCCTGGCGCGGAAGGCCAGGCGCAGGCCCGCAAACCTGCGGTCAACGTAGCGCATCACGTCACGAATCATAGATCGACAATGCCTCCCGCGCCCGCGCCAGCCCCGGCCTTGCGTTTGTGCCGCTTGTGGTGGCTCACGTCCGGCTGCCACAGGCCGTCCGGCTTCAGCGCCAGCTCCGTTATCTGCCCCTGGCCCCGGCCGCACAGGAAGGTGCGGCGCATGAGGTAGTACACGCCGCTTATGCCGTGCGGCTCGCTGACCACGCGCACCCGCTGGCCGGGCGTCCACAGGGGGGCCAGGCCGCTTGCCCCAATCGCCCCCAGCACCCGGTGCCCGCGCACGCTGGCGTGGATCTCATAGGCGGCCAGCTTGCCGTCCGCCACAATCTTGCGCGCCCGGCGCTGGGCGTGGCCGGTGGTTTCGCAATCCGCCTCCACCACTATCTTGGGGCGGTTCACGGGGGCGTCCGCCGCGCTATCCTTGGCCGTGGCGCGGATGTTGTGCGCGCCCTCCGCGCTTTCCGTGCCGTGGCCCTGGCCAAGCACCGTCACTTCGGAATAGCGCTCCTGCACGCCGCGCCGCTCCACCAGGCGCAGCACGTTGTTGCCCTTTCCGCCGTCCTGCCCGCTGGCGCGCACGGTCAGTTGCCCCACGGGCGGGTTGGTGGCGTCGGTGTAGTCCGGCCCGCCGATGACCAGCGTTCCGTCCGGCGCGAAGTACGGCCAGCAGCCGTTCTGCTCGCACACGCGCTCAAGCGCGTCCCAGGCGGTCATGCCGGGGTCCACCGAAATCTTGTCGTGGCGGGCAGTGCCCGCTTCCACTTTGATGGACGTTATGCCCAGGGGCCGCACCATCTTGGCCACGATTTCGTCCAGGCCGCACTGCCGCGCGCTGAACACCGGGGCGGAGCAATCCACCAGCACCCCGGCCAGGTCGCGCCCGGAAAGGGACAGGGTGTGGGCGTCCTTGGCCACGTCGGTTTCCATGCTGTCCAGGCGGCCACGCAAAATGACCTGGCCGCCCAGGGTCAGCGTCACCGGCGCCCAGGGCCGCACATATTCCGGCAGGGCCTGGCCGTCCGTGGGGGCGGGCAAACCAAGGCTCACCCGCCAGCCGTCCGCCGGGGTCAGCAGGTCCGAATCCACCTCGTAGCGTTCCCAATCGCGGTGTTCGCGCCCGTCTATAATAAGGCCCACCTTGTCGGCGTCATCGCTACTTTGCATAGACGGTCAGCTCCTGGCCGGGCGTTAGAAAGTTGGGATCGCGCAAGGCGTTTAACCGCTGAATTTCCAGGGCGCGGGTGTGGTCGCCGTACAGCCGGTGGGCCAGCAGGCGCGGGCAGCTGCGCGCGGCCACGGTGTGGGCGACAAGCGGCGGCCGGGCCGCGATGACGGCGGCGGCGGACTGCTGCACGGCAAGCGCCACGTCCTTCAAGGGCTCGGTGGCCGCGTGCGCCTGCTCCACCGGGTACACGGCGCGGTAGGTGTCGATACTGGTCTGGATGAGTTCGCGTGAATTGCCGGCAACGGTTTCAATCTCCACCGGGGAGAGCGTGGGCGTTTGCGCCTCGGCTTCCAGCACGGTTTGCGCGGCTTCAGCAAGGCCAACGGCGGCCTCGGCCAGCACATGGGCGGCGGCGGTGTCCAGCTCCGCGCCCTGGACCGGTGGCGTTGCGGCTTCATCCGTGCCGGGGGCTGTCCAGAACACGCCGCCGGTTCCAGTTCCGCCGGAGCCGCCGCCGGAACCGGAAAAGGACGGCAGCAGAATGGCCGCAGTCAGCGAGGCCAGCAGGCCGTTGAAATCCGGCAGGAGCGAGCCCGCGCCAAAGCTGCGCAGGTCCGCCAGACCGCGCACCAGGCTGGCGGCATCGGCCGCCCAGGCGGCCGGGGAGGAAAGGATGTCATAGCCGCTCAACAGCTGGCCGGAAAGCTGGGCCTGAAGGCCCGCCAGGCTGCGCAGGCCGGAACGCACCAGCGCGCCGGGGTTCTTGCTGTTGGCCACGGCGTGCTCCAGCACGCCAAGCGTCCCGGCGCGGGCGGTGTCCGCCTTGGCCCCCACCATGGGCCAGGTGCGCGCGAAAAACGGCGTGTCCGCCCCGGCTTCCACGAACTCCAGCGCCACCTCGGCGTAATCCGGCCGCTCGCCCTCGTGGGGGATGTCCCAGCTGACGGCCTGGGCCTTGAGCGGCCCGAACACCGGGTGCACCAGCTCGCCCGCGCCGCGTTCGCCTAGGGCCTTGATGAGCTTTTCAAGCGCCTGCTCGTAGCCTGGCCCCCAAAACACGGCGGTGATGCTGATGCGCCGGGCCTTGCGGGCCAGGTCTTCCACCTCGCCGCCGTCGCGGTAGGGATATTCGTGGAGGGCCACGGCCTTTTCGCCATGGTCGCGGGTGCGCAGCACCTCAAAAGGCGCGCCCCGGAAACTGGCGGGAAGCAGGGTGTCTTTCCAGGCCATTGCATCAGCTCCTAATGCCGTTGAGCTTCCGCACGTGCGCGGGCATCAAAAACAGCGTACAGGTCACGCCCGTCTCCTTTCAACTCGCCAGTCACATGCACGGTTTGCACTGTATTTTCTTTGAACAGCAGCTCGCCCGCCTTGTCGCCCAGGCTCTTGCCAGCATCATAACCCTTCCATGCACCAAAGCCGCCGCCTATTGCGCCACCGATGAGCGCGCCTGGCCCGGCCCCCACGCCGCCGAAAAATGCGCCGATGGCCCCGCCTGCGGCAGCGCCCGCCTTGGCCCCAAGCACGCCCCCGGCCCACGCGCCCGCTGCTCCCCCGGCGGTGCCGGTGTGGGCGGCGTTCTTTTGCGCGCGGGTGAGGGAATCGTCCGTCTCTGTGCCATGGACGGACAAAGCCGTTCCGGCCACGGCTAAGAGCCCGCCGCCCCGCCCGGCCCAGCGGCCGGCAGCGCCAGCCCAGCCGCCCTTGGCCCCGGCAGCTGCACGGCCCAGGGCGGTTGCCGGGGCGGCAGCGCCTGCGGCCCCTGCGGCGCCAGCCGCCGCGCGCCCTCCGAACAGCAGTCGCCCGGCGGCAAGGGTTCCGGCGGAGGCGGCCAGGGCGGATATGGCCGTGGCAGCGGCAAAGCTGGCCGTGGCCAGCACCGGAAATTCGCGCGCCAGCTCCGTGGCCTTGGCGGCCACGTTGCCCAGCGGCCCGCCCACGGCGTCCAGCGTGCGGGAGGCGGCGATGTCCTTTTCATTCGTGGCCTGCTGGAGCTTGTAGGCGGTGGTGCCCGCCATGACCTGAAAGCTGGTTTCGCCCGCGCCCGCCGCCTTGCCCATGCCGCCCAGCACCTGCCGCACGTAGTCGCGCTGGGTCATCTCGGCCACTAGGGCCAGCATTGCCTGCCTATCCTGCACCACCTTGCCCACGGCGCTGGCTTGCAGAATGTCCGCCATGCCGTCGTAGGCGGCGGTCTTCTCGCCGCCCTGGGCCGTGGCCGCCTTGGCCTTCAAGGCCTGGAACGCCTTGTCCTTGCCCACCACCTGCGTATCGATGAGCTGGATGAAGGCGTCCAGGGGCAGCTGGCCGTTTTCCCGCGCCTTGGCCAAGGTGCCGGAAAGGTCGATGCCCTGTTTTTTGAAGTCCAGGGCCGTATCGCGGCTGTTCAGCTTGGCCAGCAGGTTGACCAGATTGTTGCCCGCCTGGTCCTTGTTGCCCGCCGTCACGGCGCTGGCCTGGGCGCTGGCCAGAATGCGCTCAAAGCCGCCCATGCTCTTCATGCCCGCCGCGTTGGCCATCATCTGCGGCAGCCAGCGGGCCATGTCCTTCAGCTCAAAGCCGCCCATCTGCCCGGCCACAAGGGCCTTATCCAGCGCCTGTTCCACCTGCTCGGGCTTGAAGAAACCCTGCTGAATGCCGCGAATGGCTATGTCCGCCAGGTCGCCCGTGCCTGCGCCGCTGGCCGTGGCGCGCTTTTGCAGCACCGGCAGCAGCTTGGTGGCCACGTCGGCCTTCATCGCGCCGCTGGCCAGCATCTTGTCCAGGGCCTCGGCGGCTTCGTCGCGCGTGCCGCCGCCCTGGCGCACGGCCAGGTCCACCGCGCCCCGCAGCGTGCCCATGCCAGCGCGCCTGCCCTCCACCCCCTGGTCCGCAAAGGCGGTGTTGGCCATTTGCGCCAGGCGGTATTCAAAGTCCACGGGCTTGGCCAGCGCCCGCCCGGCCACGTAGCCGCCAGCGGCCAGGGCCGCGCCGCCCTGGGCCACGCCCTGGCCAAGGCGGGCGGCGCTGCGCGCGGCGCTGGCCAAGCCCTGTTCCGCCCGGCGGGCGTAACGGTCCACTTCGCGCAGGCGGCCTACCAGGCCCAGGACGTTGCGCTCCTTGTGTCCGAGGTCGCTCCAGGCTTTGGCCATTTGCTCGGCCCTGGCTTTGGTTTCATTGGCGGCCTGGCCCAGCTCGCGGGTGGCCTTGGCGGCGCGGTCCGTGGCCGCCGCCTGCTGGCTGACCGCCGTGGCGGCCTGGTTTGCCGCCTGGGCGGTGGCCTTGCCCGCCTCCACCGCCGCGCGGCCAGCATCGCGCGTGGCCCTGCCGGAACCGTCCACCGCCGCGCCCGTGGACTGCACGCCCTTGCGCACGGCCTCCAGCGCGCGCTGGCTTTCCGCGCTCACCTGGTCGCGCAGCTTGAGCGTGACCTGCATGTCCATGTCCGGCATTGGCTACCTGCGTTTGTTTTTCATGCGTTGGTTCACGTACCGTTTGCCGCCGCTGGTTTTTCCGGCGGCCGCATCGGCCAGAAGCTCCATGTAGCTCCTGGCCTGCGGGGCGGTGAGGACCCGGATGTCGGCCAGGCTGAAGCCGTGCCGCGTCAACGCCAGTTCTACGAGCCGGAGCTCCCGGAGCTGGCGTTCGCGGCTGCGAGCTTTCCCCGCAGGCTGGCCTCCGCAGCGGCCAGCAGGCCGTATTCCGTCGCCGCCAGGCTGCCCAGCAGCTCGGCGGTGATCTGCTCCCTGGGCAGGGCGCCCAGCTTCACCAAGGTTTTGGCCCAGGCGTGGCGGTTCACGCGGGCCTGGCACGCGCCTTCGCCCGCCGCCTCCAGGGCGTCCTCCCAATCAGCCATGGTGGCCAGGCGCAGTTCAAAATCCTTATGGACCACGCCGTCCACTTCCACGCCAAAGGCCAGCGTTCCTTTTTCCGTCAGCGCCATGTGCTTACTCCTTGATGCGGTCCATGGCGGCCAAGGTCACATCCACCTTGGCCGCGCCGTCCGCCGTGTATTTGCGGGAATCGCCCAGGCTCACACAGTCCACAAAGGCGATGCGCTCGCCGCCTTCGGTGACCGGAAACACGGTGAGCTTGGCGCCTATGATCTTGTCCCAATCCGGCGCGCCGGTTTTGGGAATGGGCGCGGTTATTTTGAGCGTCCATTCGTGCACGCCCTCGGAATAGCCGCTGGGCCTGCCCTTGCGGTTCATGGTTTTGACCAGGCTGCGGCCCGTCTTGTGGTCTTCGTCGAACGCCTCAATCTCAATTTCCTTGCCATCCACCTCAAGGATGATGGCCCCCAGGTATTCCTTCAGCGCCATGTCTGGCCTCCTTTCGTGCTAGAGCAGAAGGTCAATGCGGCCCGCGAACACATGCAGGCCGTTGACCACGTCCGTGGGAATCTTGGCGTTCAGCCGGTTCACGTCCTGGCTGTCGCGTTCGCAGATGACCCCGTCCTTGTTGGCTTCCACCTCTTCCACAATCTCCAGCTCCTCCAGCTTGCGCAGCACGTCCAGAATTTCGCCGCGCACGGCGGGCGGGGTGCGGCTGGACAGCTTCTCGCGCGGGAAGCGCAGGGCCACGCGCTCGCGCACCGCCTTGCGCACGTAGTCCAGCGTGCGGATGGTGGTCAGGTCCAGCAGGCTCACGTCCTCAATGCCCTGCGGGTCCACGGTGTAGGTGGTGATGGCGCGCACGATCTGCACGCTGGTGCCGTCCGGGCCGACCTCAAGCGGGGTGACGCCGTTTCGCAGCAGCACCTCCTGTTCGGTGCGGGTAAGCCGGTCGGCCACATCCGGCGCGTCAACGCCGGTGAGCGTGAGCGTGTTCAGCGGCCTTGCCGGGTCTTCCTCGCTGGCGATAACCGCGCCATAGGCGGCGGCGATTTCCCAGGGCAGGCGGCGCGCGCCGCGCAAGAGCGCCCCGCTGATGCGCCCGTGGTTCACCTGGCCCGCCAAGGTGGTGGCGCTGGCCAGCGTACCGGTGAGGGCATACGCGGCCACGGCCCCGCGCTGCTCCAGCGGCCCGCCGGTGAACTCCAGGTGCTCACGCAGGGCGGTGAGGCCGGTTTCGTCGGCGTAGGGGGTGATGATGACATCGTGCCCGGCGCTGGCCACCACGGCCAAGGCGGCGGCTATGCCGGGGTCCGTCTCGCCCCCGGCCATGGTCGAAACCAACGCGGAAAGGCCCGGCGCGGTGCAGCTGGCCGCGATCTTGACGGCGTTGCCCAGCGCGCCCTTGTGCCGGGCGGTGAGGGTGAGCACCCCGGCGTTGGCCGAGAACGTCACGGGCAGGTCCGGCTGCTGGCTGGCCTGGGCGGCAAGAGCGGCGGCCACGTCTGCGGCGGTGTCGCCGCTGGCCACGGCAACCTGCACCAGGTCCAGGCCCACCCGCACGGTGGCCACGCCGGAGCCGGTGGCCGTTCCGGCCAGGGTCGCCGTGCCGGTTGCCGCCACGCCTGCGGCGGCGTCATCCAGGGCCAGGCAGGTGATGCTTATGTACGGGTAGGCGCGGATGGCCGCCCGCACCATGCGGTGCAACATGCTGCCCTGGCCGAAATACGCGGCGGCCTCGGCGTCGCTGAACACACGGGTGGGCGTGAGCGCGGGCACTTCTCCCCCGGCCAGGCGCTGGCCCAGGATGAGCACCTCTTGCGCGTTGGCGGGCAATGTGCGCACGGCAAGCCGGGTGTTGAACTCAATATACTTGCCCGGCTTGCGGATGCTGGCCGGGATTTTTTCAAAGCTGATGTTGGGACTGGCCATGGGCTACTCCTTCTTGCCGCTTTTGCCCGCAGTGGGGACGGCGGCGGACGCGGTTTCGGCCTGGGCAAGCATCAGGTCGCCATAGGCCAGGGCGCGCAGGTAGTACGGGGTTTCCGGCACATCCACGGCCTTGGCGTCGGTGATGTACTCGCGGGGCTTGGCCTCCTTGGGCACGCGCAAGCCGGGGGCTGCTTTCACAAGCATGGATTCCTCCTGATTGGTTGACGGGTGCGGTACAAACGCATAATAATAACGTTAAAGTCTTTGTTGTTATGGGGGGGGTATGAGTTATTTTTCTTGCTATTGTCCACATTGCCACACTGAAAATGCAGCATTTCGTTCCGTTGCAGATGTTGTGACAAATGATAAAGGTAATGTTTTTACATTGTTTTTGGCTTGCAATCATTGTAAGTGTGGAGTTTGTGCTACTGTTGTTGTTTCTGAGCTTGTAAACGTTGGTGGTTTTTTCGTTAAACCCGCTCAACCTCATTCATATGACGGCGACATACGGTTGTCTGATGCATACGCTATCTTAAATATATATCCGTCAAAAGAATCCCCGTCGGCCCCTGGGTATATTACTGAAAATATTAAAAGGTGCTATTTGCAAGGGATTGATAATTTGCTCAGGAACCAGTTCGATGCCGCAGGTGCAATGTTTCGCAAAGCACTTGACCTCGCGACAAAAGAACTCGAAGAGACAAAGGGTAATCTTGTTAATAGAATTGACGCGCTCGCTACAAAGAATAAAATTACTCCTGCTATGAAGGATTGGGCTCACGCAATTCGCCTTGACGGCAACGAAGCTGCACACGATGGGGACCCCATCGACAAGGAAACTTGCGAAACGCTCAAGTCGTTTACGGAGCTGTTTCTGATGTACGCTTTCACCCTCCCAGAAATGTTGAAAGAGCGCAGAGCCAAACTGACGAGCTAGCCCATTCATGCCAACCGCCCCTGTTGCAGGGTGATGAGGTCCACGGCGTCGGCTTGGCCGTCGTCCGGCGAAAGATGGTAGTTGAGGCCCAGGGCCGAAAGCGGCGGCAGCTCGGCGGGCTGGCCATCGCTTCCCACGGGCGCGCCGGTGCCGCGTTCGGCCACGCGGAAGTCGTACCGGGTGTGCCATTCCTGGGCGTAGACGCTTACCCCCTGGCCCTGAAAGCGCGCGTTGGTCAGGCTTTGCACGCGTCCCGGCCGCAGGTTGTCGATTTCAAGCCCAAAGTCCTGCCCGGCCAGAAGCGCCCGCAGGTCCGCAAGCATCTGGTAGGTGCCCACGCGCACGTGATCGCCGCGCCTGGTGGCGGCTTCGTTGCGCAGGTTGCGCGCGGCCACCAGCACCACCCAGGTGGCGGGGATGCGGTACACGCTGCCCGAAGTCGTCAGGCGCTGGCCCTCGCCCTCGCCCTTGAAGGCCACCCAGGCCGCCGGAAAGCGCCGAATGGATTCGCCCAGGTCCTCGTCCAGCTCGCCGCCGTAGGTGGCCAGGGTGCGCAGGTACGGCAGCCTGGCCCCGGCAATGCGCGCCATGATGCCGTCCTCAATGCTGCTTCTGGACACGCCGGGCATCACGCTTCCTCCTCTTGGCCGGGCCGGGCGAACACGCGGCGGCCCGTGCTGAACTCCACGCCGCCCGAGCCGCCGCCCTCGCCACCGGGGCAACTGGTGGCCACGCCCGGCAGCACGGCCCGGCCTGCGGCCACGTCCTTCAGCCAGGCTATGGCCGCCTTGTAGCGATCGGCTATGGGCGTGGTCTCCGTGGTTTCGCCCCCGCTCAAGCGGAAGCGGGCGATGTCGCACACGGCCACGGCAAGGGCCTGGGGCACGCTGGAGAGCGGCAGGGCGTAGCGCGCGGCCACGTAGGTGTCCGCCTCGCTGGAGGCCCGTTCCAGAGCCCCCAGCGCGACGGTGCTGTCCACCGTGCCGAGGTTGTCGGCGTCCTGGCGCTCCTCACGGTCGGTCAGGGCTATTACCTCCTGCTCCCCGTAAGCCGCGATGAGGTCAGCGACGGTGGCGTAAGCCATTACTTGCCGCCCTCCTTCTTCGCGACGGGCTTGGCGGGCTTGGCGGCGGGCTTGGGCTCGGCCTTGGCGTCCGAAGCCGGGGCGTCAGTCTTGGCCACGGCGGCGGGGCTTTCGGCGGCGTCCTGCATGTCCTCCGCAGCCTCGGTCGCTGCCTGGGCTGTGGTGGCAACGGGGGCAGCGGGAGCCGGGGCCGCAGCCTTGGCTTCGGCCTTGGGTTCCAGGCGCACTTCGATCTCCACCACGAGCATGGGCTCGGCCAGAAACGCCGCCAGCACCTCGGGGGGAATTTCGTCCTCGCGCAACTCCGTGGGCTGCGCCCCGAAGCAGCGCCCGGCGCGGCAGAAGCGCCCGCCGGGCACGTGCGGCTGGGCCTTGATGCGGATGATGCGGGCCATGCGCGCGCCTCCTTACGCCAGCCAAGGCGTCACAAGGGCGTCGACCACGCCCTGGTTGATATTGTCCTTGCCGTTCTCCAGGCGGGTGGCCTTGGTGATTTCCAGAATCTTGGTGCGCTGGGAGGGGCCACCCACCAGCAGCGTGGGCCGAATGCCCAGGGGGCGGCCGCCATCGGTGGTGAGGCTGGACATGGCCGCATAGGCCGAGTTGAAGTTGTCCGTGGTCAGGTCGGCCTTGCTCATGTACGCCAACTGCCAGAAGCCGAAGCCCACGTTGCAGCGGTAGCGCACGCCAAAGCGGTAGGTGTCGGTGTCGAACACCTTCTCGTCCTTGGCGTCGGTGAGCTGGGTCAGCTCCGGCTTGGTGCGCTCCTGGAAGATGAGCGGCTTGAGCACGCGGGAGCAGTCCAAGAGATACCAGGGCGCGCCGGTGCCAGCCTGGCAGTTGGAAACGGTGGCGGCCACGCCGGTGCCGTCCACGTTGGGGTATACGGGGTGGTCGGTATCAAAGAAGTTCTGCCCGTCGTAGCACAGGGTGGTCAGGCCAGCCTTGAGCAGGGCAAAGGACAGCACGTCCGGGTGGACTTTGGCGGCGCGGCCCATTTCGCCCACCAGCGGTTTGTACACGCCCACTTCATCGTCTTCGATGTCGGTGCGCGGCACGCCCACGGTGGCCTCGTACAGCTTGTTGATGATGGAGTAGCCGTGGGCGGCCATATCCTTCACCACGCGGGGGCCAACCCATTCGATGAGTTGCGGGAACTGGCCCAGCCAGCCGTACGTGTTGCTCTTAGAGCTGGACGGCACCAGGGTGGCCACGGCGGCATAGTCGGACGGAGTTTCGCCGAACACGCGCTGGTACTCGGACCGGTAGCCGGTCATCATTGCAGCGATGAGGGCGGGGGTGATGACTGCCATTTACTTGGCCTCCTTTGCGGTTTTGAACTCTGCGTGGGTCATGCCGAGCTGATCGGCGACGAAGATTTCCTCGGACGAGAGGGCGGCGGTGGCAGAGCCGCCCGCCGGGGGCTGGCCGCCGGGCAATCCGCTGCTCTGCATGGAGCCGAGCGCGGTCACGGGCGCGGCGGCGGTGAGGTAGGCGGTGAGCGCGGCTTCGTCCTTGGCCCCAAGCGCGCGCGCCCAGGGCTCCAGGCCAGCGGTGAGCCGCCCGTCGGCCAAGGCGGCCTGAATCACGGCGTCCACCTTGGCCACCTGCGCGCCGTTGGCCAGCTGCTCCAGCTTGGCCGCAAGCGCCGCGTTGGCCTGCTGCAAGTTGGCCAGCGCGGCCACGGGCGCATACTTGGCCGGGTCCGGCTTTTCCACCTGGGCGGTGAGCGCGGCGATGCTCTCGTCCTTTTCCTTCAGGCCCTTGAGCAGTGCCAGCAAGTCCACGCTGGCGGCAGCATCGTCGCCGCCGGTAAGCTGCGCCTTGAGCTTGTCCAACTGCGCCACGATCTCCTCCGCCGTGGCGGTGATGGGCAGGTTAAGCAGCCAGCGCAGCCGTTCCAAAAGTTCGTCCATGTTCGTCTCCTTGGTTTGGGGGGGAGTTGTGGTTGCGGCAGAGGCCGAAGGGAACAGCGCGGCCAAGGCCACGGCGTCCATGCCGTCCAGGGCCGGGTTGTTGGTGAGCGCGACGCTCAAGATTTCGAGCACCGCGCCGGTGGCTTGGTCGAAGCGGAAGACGGGGGAGATGTAGCGGTATTCGTCGGCCGAGATGTGTTCGCGCGCTTTGGCGGTCCAGCTGACGGCGGCGAAGAGCCCACGGCCAGGCACGTAGGCTACGGCCTCCACCCAGCCGGAGGCCGGGGCGGGCTTGCCGTTTTGCTTGGCCAGGATGAGCTGGTGCTCGTAGTCCACGGGCAGCGGGGTTTCGCGCGCGGCCACCTTGGCGGTGAGCGCGGCGGCGATGTCGGCGTCCATGCGCCAGGCCGAAAGCGCGCCCTCGGTGGCGGTGGCCGGGCGGCCATCGCGCGCGGCAAAGGGGCCGTCCGGGAACAGTTGGGCGTTCATGCCTTCGGGCATGTCAGGGTGGGAAACAGACAAGGCCACGCCCCCGGAAAGGGGCATGGCCAGGTGGGCGACGTTGTGTGTGGTATCGGTGGGCTTGCGCTTCATGCCACCGGTTTTACGGTGGCAAGGGGGCGTGAGACAGGATGAAGGGGTTCAGTAGGCGAAGGAGGTTGCCCGTTTGCAGCGTTAGCGTGCCGTTAGAAATTACATGGCAGCCTCATGCGCCCTACGCCCCTTCCAGCGCGCTTCGCACGGCCCTACGCACGCTCTCCTCAATTTCCGCTTCCTCCGGTTTGCCGATACCCAAGAAGGGCCGGGCCGGGATGTCGCCCCAGGGGAGGGGCATGCTGCCGCCCCGGGCGCGGCCAGAGAGCCAGCCGCCCACGGTGGCCCCGCCGCGCGCGGTGTAGTTGCGTGCGTTGCGGCGGCCCGCACCCCGCGTGCCGCGCTTGGCCTGGCCGAAGCTGCCCTTCTTTGCGCCGCGCTGGTGCGTGCCCGCATACACCTTATTGGTGCCTACGGCGGCAAAGTGCGGGCCGTGCTCGGTTTGAATGCTGGCGGCCAGCTGGCCGGAAACCTGGAGGATTGCGCCGGTGTGCCCGGCCTTGGCGCGGCGGGCCAAGGTGGCCGGGGAAAGCGGGCGCCACTTCTCGCCCGTGGCCGGGTCTTCCTCATCGGCAAAGGCGCGGTCCACCCCGCCCTTGAGCACCTCGGCCAGGTCGCGGGTGAGCGGGCTCATGTCCTCGCCCAGCCGCGCCAGGCGGGTGAGCCCGGCTTTCACAATGTCTATATTGACTTCAATTTCGATCATGCGTATTTTCTCACTAGACCCTGTGGGCGTACCCGAAGCCGGTAAGCGGGCTGGAGGGGGGCAACCCCCTTGCAGGTATGCGGTTCGACTCCGCCCCCACGGGGTTATTCTTTCGCCCAAAGAAGCCGCAGCTGCGATTGCGCCAGCGGGCGCGCGTCAATCTCGCCAATCTCCATGACATTCACCACGGCGTCAAAGCGCCCCAGCTTGGCCAGGCCCTTGGCGTCCTTGGGGCGCATGGGCACGTCCACCACTATCTTGAGCACGCGCCCCGGCTCTTTGGTCGGGCACACGTAGACCAGGTTGGCGTTTTCCGCGTCCCACAAGACGGCCGTGGCCTCGTCCAGGAGCTGCGGCAGGCGCAGCAAATCCTCCCGCGCCGGGGCCGTGCCCATGCGGCGGTGCTTGGCGCTGTCCGCGTGCAGCAGGCGCTTGGCGCTGGCCGTGACCACCTGCACGGGCTCGCCGCCCGCCTCGCGTACGGCCTGGGCAACTTCCGAGCGCATAAAATGCACCACCTGGGCTTGGGCCGTGCCGCCGCGCCGGGTGTCCAGCACGCCGCGCGCGAAGTTCTCAAACGCCTGGCGCCGGGCCGGGTTGCCGTTCAGCGCCTGCACGGCCTGGGCGCGCAGGCCGGTATCCTGCACCAGAGAGAGCCGCCGGGCGGCCTCCATGTCCAGGCCGTAGGCCGCCGCGCCGGGGTGGTAGCTAAAGCCGGGGTCGGTCCACACCGTGGGCGCGTCCGGGGCGGTGCCGATCTTGTAGCCCGTGACCTGGCGCACGCTGGCTTCGCCCGTGCGGCGGTCCACCAGCTCCACGTCGCGCGTGCGCATGTTGCCCTCGCCGCTCTCCGGGGTGATGCCCTCGCGCGCCAGGCCTGTTTCGGACAAGGCTTGCACGCGGCAGCGGCAGCCCCAGCCGTTGGGCGGGTAGTGGCTGGCCCAAAAGGCGTCGTCAAAGCGGAAGGTGCGGCCGTTCAGCAGCCGGTGCGCGGGCCTGGTGCGCTGGTCCAGCACGGCCACGTAGCGCCACCAGGGGCGGTTGTCCGCGTTCTCCAGCATTTGCTTGTAGCGCCCGCACTGGTAAGCCGTCTGCATGTTCTGGCGGTAGATGAGCTTGAGGCGCGCCGGGCTGCCCATGCGCACGGTCTTTTCCTGCCCGTCCGCCCCCACTTCCGTGCGCTTGCCCCACCAGCCCTTGGCGCGAAGCACGGGCTCCAGGTCCTTGGCGAACAGCTTTTGCGTTCGGCCCTCGGACAGGGCTTGCTTCACCGCGCCGCGAATGTCCTCCAGCACGTCCAGGCTGGCCACATTGGTCACTGTGAAGGCCTTGGCCTGGGCCTCTTGCCACACCTCGTGCCAGTTGAACGTGATCTGCGCCCCCTTGGATTCCAGGTAACTGATGGCGTCCTTGGGCGGCAGGGTGAGCAGGAAGCCCAAGGAAACGTCGGGCGTGGCCATGGGCTAGCCTCCCTGCCCAATGCGGATGACGCGGCCCACGGCAATCCCAAGAGGCCCAACGGTCAACAGCCTGTAGTGCCAAAAGCTAGTCCGCGATTCAGCCTGGCCCCAGCACCAGGCGAACCGGGCGAAACGACCGCCGAACAAGATGATGCCCCAGGGGCGCGAGAAGTCGGCGACCAGGCGCACAAGCCAGGGACCGATGAAAAAATTCCGCGTGTACGCCATGGCCTATTCCCCTTCGCCCGCCGCCGAAACGCGGCCCCACACCTCGGCCATGAACATGGCGCGGGCAAGCTGCTCCTCCATGTCGCGGGTATCCATGCGCGGGTAGTGGCTGGCCAGGGCGGCCAAGAGTTCGTCCGGCGTCTTGCCATGCTTCAGCTCGGCCACCAGGCTGGCGGTCAGCGCCTCCATGGCCTGCTGCAAGGCGGCCGCCGGAACCTCTGTCGCGTCCAGGGCCTCCTGGTCCGGGAAACGCGCCTGGCCGGATTCGCCAGCCGTTAACGCGGCGGTGGCGGCGGGCGGCGCTAACGGGGGCTTGGTGCCCGCGTTTTGCGCCTGGCCCTGGCTTACCTGCAGTATGGGTTCGTCGCCTTCCGGCAGGGGGATGCCCGCCTTTTCGTGCGCCCAGGCCTCGGGGATGCGCATTACACCGGCCAGCTTGGGCAGGGCCTCGGCCAGCTCCACCAGGTCCGCCGTATCGGAGGTGTCGAACTTGAACCACGGCAGCAAGGCCGGGTCGTTTACGCCCAGGTTCAGCACGGCCAAGGGCATGAGGATTTGCTGAGTGATGGTGCTGGCTATCTGCCGGGCGTCGCTGGCCAGGATGTCAAGGCGCACCTCGTCGTGAATCTTGCCCAGGGCGTTGGTGCTGCTCTTGCCGTCCGCCTGGCTGGTGAGCGTGCCGCCCAAAATGGCCTTGCTTTGCCCGCGCTCGCAGTGGCTCAACATGGCCTCAAAGGGCTTCTCGCTGCCCTTGGCCGCCTCTTTGAAGTCAATCAGCATGCCATCGGGGATGATGCCCGCCGCGTCGTGGCCAATGGCCTGAATGGCGCGGCGCAGGGCGGCCTTGTCCTCATTGGTGGCCGTGGCCGGGTACGTGCCCACGCGAAGCGGCAGCCCGTGGATCTCCAGGAACTCGGCAAAGTCGCCACGCGCGTAGCCCTTCAACAGGAAGGTCCACACCAGCACGCGGAACAGGCCGGAGCGCGCCAGCCAGCCGGACTTGCTGCGGTGGCGGTGCCGCACCCAGCCCAGGGGCGCAAGCGGCAGGCCTTCCATGCTGCCGTCGCGCAGGCGCAAGGTGTTGCCGTCGCCGCCGAACTGCGGGGGCAGCAGCTGGAACCAGGTTGGCGGGCGGTGGTGCAGGGCCACGGGCACGTGCGCGCGGCCATCAAAGCCCCACTCAATTTCAAGCGCGGCAAAGCCGTGGCCAATGCCGTCGGCCAGGTCCAGCACCATGTCCTCGAAGTCCGGTATGTTGTCGAACTGTTCACGCACGGCCTCGGCAATGGCCTGGGCGCGCTTGTCCGGGTTCTTGGCCGTGCCCTTGCCCTTGCCGGGCATGATGTTCCACTGCGGGCCAAGGAGCGCCCGGCGGCGCTTGGAGAGCTCGGCGTGGATATGCTCGTCGCGGTCTTCTATGTCCGCGAACAGGCGGTACATATCCACAATGTCGCCCGCGTCCGCGTTGGCCAGAATCTGGTTCAGCTTGCGGGGGGTGATGCCGCCCGTCAGGCTGGCCAGGTACTCGGCGCGCAAAAGCGGCAGCGCATCGGACTGCATGGTATCCGCTGGCCCCTTGCGGAAGGTGCCCACGGCGGCCTTGAACCGGTCAATAATCGTCGTCATCTTCATCGTCGTTACCGCTCCAGAGGTTGCGCGAGTTTGGGCCGGAATCCTTGGGCACCGCGTCAAAGGCCATGGTGGTGAAGCCGCCCACGGCCAGCTCCCACAGCATGTGCGTGGCGTCCGGGCCGTCGTCGTGGTCGGCCAGGGGGAAGTTGCGGAACTGCTCAATCAGCGTGTTCTGGCTGGGGTGCAGGCGGATGCGCCCCTGGGCGAAGTAGGGTTGCAGGCTCTCAATGCGCAGGGTTTTGTCCGCGTGCGGCACCACGCCCTTGGCCGGAATGACCATGCGGCGCTCGGTGGCGCGGCGGATAAGCTCCGTGCGCAGGAACTCCTGAAACTGCACGGCCTCCACGGCCCACAGCAGGCAGCGGTACTGCGCGTGCATGGCCAGCACATCTTCGATGATGCGGTCGGGCAGGCGCTTGCGTATGCTGGCCTCCACAACATCCAGGGTCATGGTGTCGCGGCACCAGCCGCCCACCAGAATGGCCGAGGGGTCGCGGCTTTTGCCTTTCTTGCCCAGGCTGGGGTCCACCGCGCCGAAGAACAGCCAGTCGCGCCGAATGTCCACCCAGAAGGTGATGACCTTGAACGGGGCGTCATCGCCGCTGCCGGGGGCGTTCTGCTGCTCACTGTCAAAGGCGTCGTGCCCGTCGCGCGCGCGCTTGAGCATCAGGCTGTAAAGCGGCCTGGCGCTGGGCCACGAAACGGTGGCGCCGAGTTCCATGTCCGCCAGGTGCTCGCCGTAATACGCCAGGGCCGCCTCTTCGCCCTCGTTCAAGAGAGTTTCTTCCCAGGCGTCCCACAGGTCCATGCGGTCGGGCCATTGGAGAATGGCCCGGAACTTCTTGTGCCGCCACAGGGGCGCGGCCAGCAGGCGGGAGAGCACGGAATCGTGGTGCAGCACGGTGCCGATGACGAACACGTCCATGGTGTCGCCCGCCTCGCCCAGGGAAAGCACAGTGCGGCGCAGCCACTTTTCCAGCTTGTCGCGCTGTTCCGGGCTCTTCACGTTCTCGTCGTTCTCCAGGTCATCGCAAATAACCAGGTCCGGGCGGTGCGGGCCGTGGCGCAGGCCGCGCATACGCTTGTTCGCGCCAAAGGCCTGCACTTTGACGTTGCCGCTGGTGATGATGACGCCCGCGTTCCACACGCGGCCCGCCCCGGTGTGCTCCGGGAAATCCAACGCCAGGCGCGGGTTTGCCTCAAGCTCGGCCTTGACGGCCTCCAGCTGGGCGGCGGCCTGCTCAAAGGCGTCGGCAATCTCCAGCATGTAGCGTTTGCGGCCGGTTACGCCGCACCAGATGACGAATTGCAGGCCAACCACGGTGCTTTTCGCCTCGCCGCGCGGGGCGGCCACGGCCAGGCGCTGGCCTGCGGGCAGGTCCACAAGGCGCGGCAGGTGTTCGTCCAGCCAGGTGTGCAGGATGCTGTCGCCATACTTGGTGTAGTGCGGGAAGTAGGTGCGCCGGAAGAACGCGAAGTCGTTTTGCGCCCGCGCCTTGCGCTCTTTCGACGCCTCCGGGTCCGGCGCGAAGCCGGAGCATTCGGCCTCAATCTGCTGGCGCAGGGAGGTGGCGAGGCGGGCAAGCTCCAGGGCGAATTGCTTTTGGTTAAGCTTCGACATATTGCCTTGCCAGTTGCCTTAAACCAACGCTAGCAGAGGAGAAAGCCAATGAGCACAGATACGCCGGTCGTTGTGCACAGGTCTTACGATTCGGACACTAAGGTGCTTACTGTAGTATTTCGCCAGTGGGATGATAGAAGTGGCAACGAAATAAATACTCACGTGTATCATGATTTTGCTCCAGAAGAGTATGAAGAGTGGCGAGACAACGGCTTTAGAAATGGGTACTTCATCTCCTCCATCATGCCAAAACCACACGAAGAGTTTGATGGAGACATCCGTCAAAAATAGGTCTTGCCAAGTTCTTCCCCGAACGGCTCCAGAATCTCCACAAAGGCGGCGGCGTGCTGCGGGAAGTTCGCGCGGATGAAGTCGGACAGCTTGTTGATGACTCCCAGCGCCGTGGCCAGCTTGTTCGTCTCCGGCAGCACGCGGCGGCTGGCGGCCACGGTTTTGTTGAAGCTGTCGGCCAGGCTGGCCAGCATATCCACCTTGGCGGCAGCGCCCAGGTCGGCGTCGCCGTTAATCAGGTCCATCAGCGCTTTGTGCTGCACCACGTAGTCGGCCAGCATCTGCCGGGCCACGTTTTCCATGCCTTCCCCGGCCAGGATCGACGCCGCGCGCAGCTTGTCCCAATCTTCCCCGGCCTCGCGCGCCTGGCGCTTCCACCTGGCTGCGGTGCTGTGCGGCACGCCCGCCTTGTCCGCCGCAAGCTCCAGCGGCAGGCGCTCATGCACGTAGGCGGCGCGTAAGCCCTGGCGTTTTTCGTCCTTGTGCGCCATGGCCTACGCCCCCATCTTGCCGCGTATCAGGCCAAGGCCCAGGCTCATGATGTCGTGCGCGCCCGGCTCTGGCCGTTTAACGCCAGGCTGCGCCGCGCGGCCGCTGGCCACATCCGCCCCGCGCGGGGTCAAATGCGCCACGGTGACACCGGCCACGGCGTCCAGGTTCACCAGCGCCTGTTCGGACAGCCAGGCCAATTCCGTGGCCAGCTGGTCCGCGCTTACCGCGTGGCCTACGGCCTCCAGCCCTGGCCGCAGCACAAAGGCGTTGGCGGTGTATTCCGGCGCGGCGGCAAGCAGGCGCAGGATGACCAGGCGGCGGTCCTCGGAAAGCAGCGTTGCGAAGTTCATCTGTCCCCCCGGCGCACGTGGTGCTCAAGCAACAGGTTCAACGGCCGCTCTATGCGCGCCATAAGCTCGGCCTGGCCCTGCACCGTGGCCATGACGGCCTTGATGCTGCCTTCGATTTCCGCCAGCTGCACGGCCATGGCCTGCACCTCGTCCGCATCGGGCAGGGCCTTTTGCGCCTGCTCAAGCTGGGCCTGGGCCTGGGAAAGCGCGGCGTGCTTTTCGGCCATGGCCGCGCATTTGCCGTCGCAGTGCTCGGCGGAGACGAACTGTTTGCGCAGGCTCCACAAGGCCCAGGCCAGCAGGCCCTGGATAACCACCAGCACCAGCGACAACACGTTGAGAATCTTGTCCCACCAATCCATTAGCGGGCCTCCTCGGTCAGCAGTTTCAGCAGGGCGTCGCGCTGGGCCGCCACCCCCTGGCACCATGCGCCGTAGTCCGCCGCGTGGGTCAGCAGGTCGGCCGGGCTGGCGGCTGCCCCGTTGGCGGCGTTGGAGCCGTCAGCGTAGCCCGGCGTCAGCGGCGGCGGGGGCGGCGGGGTCTGTCGCAGCTCCGCCGGAATTGGCGGCTTCGGGCACTCCGGGGCCACCGAGACCAAGGGCCTGGTTGTACACGCGCACAAAATCAGGGCCGAAAGCGCAAGCAGCAAGGCCAGCCGTGGCATGGGGTATCTCCTTGGTGATGAGGGTGCGGGTTTGGGCCAGGCGCTGCCGGGCCGCAAGGTAGTCGGCGGCGGTCTGGTCCGCGCGTTGGGTGGCCGCAACGTAGCGGTCCAAGGCCTTGGCCTTGCTCTCGGCCCAGGCGGTGGCCTCGGCCTGGCGCAGCTCGGCAAGGGCCGTGTCGCCTTCGGCCTTGGCCGTGGCGTGGCCATGGCGGTAGCCGCTCCAGGCGCTGGCCAGGCACAGCAGCAGCACGGCGAGCGCGCCGCCAAGGCCCAGGGCCAGCTTGCGGGCGGGAATTGCGGTGAGGGTGGTCAAATCCACAAGGGCCTCCTCTTTGTCCGGGCTACTTGTCCGGGTTGTCTGGGCGGGCATTGCCGCCGCTGATTTGATTGGTGATTTGGCCGCGCGCCTTGGTGAGGAAACTTTGCCCAAACGCCGCCACGCCGCCGCCGCCCAGCAGGATGCCCAGGGCCTCGCCAAAGGCGGCAGCGCTGAACTCCTGGCCTTTCCACAGGGCAACGGTTTGGAAGGCCACAAGGGCGATGAAGGCGGCCAGCACCAGGGCGGTGTGGGCCTCTGTCGGCACGGGGGTGGCGTTGAAGGGGCGCAGCAGGTTCACGCGGGCTCTCCGTCGCCGGGCGTGCAAAACAGCTCACGCTCGGCCGCGCGGCGGGTGACCAGCCCTGGCTGCACGCGGCCCTTGCTGCGCGTCCAGCGGGGGAACTCATCGGCCGCGCCGTCGTAGTCGCCCGCGTTCAGCTTGCGCAGCAGGGTGGAACCGGCAAGGCCATCCTCACCAAGGCCGCAGTTGTAAGCGAAGGAAACCAACGCGCTGAACTGGTTGCCGGTGACGCTTACTGCCAGCAGTTGCTCCACGCCGGGCTCGAACTCGAACGCCAGGCGGCGGGCCAGGCGCTCCTCGGCTTCGGCCTCGGTAATGGTGAGGCCGGGGCGCACCGTTGGGCCGGTGTCGCCGTAGCCTATGGTCCACTTGCCAGCGGGGCAGCGGTAGGCCTTTAGCCGCAGGGCTTCTGAACTTTTGATGATGTGAACGCCTTGGGCGTTGGTGCGGCGCATGTTCGCCTCCTGAAGGTTTCCAGGGGCAAACAAAACCGCCCCCACGTGCCGCCTATCCTAGGCGGCAAATGGGGGCGGGACAGGATGAAGGGGTTCAGGGGGCGGGGTTAGCCGGTGACAATTTGGACGATGCGCCCGATGCTCCATAGGGCTGACACGACAACCGCAGCATACGTTGCATAGATGTACTTCATCCCAGCCACAGTGACGGCATACTCTTTTACAGCCTTATGTGTCTCATTTATCACGGGATAAGGGGCAATGGCGAGCATTCCAAAAGCAAACAGCTTCATTGCAGACTCTCCCGCCACAAGGGAATGCATTATTTCGGCGAAAAATATGAGGGCTAAGGCCAAAATAGTAAACAGCCACAGCGCACCAATCCACGGATAACGGCGGGAAGCGGCGATATTGAGCCCCACAACCGCGCCAACGGCCATAGCTTCAAGAATCATGTGCCCTCCTCACCGTTGCTCTTCTCGCTGTTTGCCCGCAGGCCATGGCCTCGCAACGCTGCTCAATGTAGCCGACGCTGTTCTCAAGCGCCACCATGATGACGCCCAGCCCAGCGCGTCCGTCGCCGCCCAGCAGGTCTACGCGCGGGTTGCTTTCAATTACCGCCTGGCCCAAAAAATTGAGCACGACCTTCACGTTTCTGGCTACATCTTCCGGGTGGTCTCCCTCAAAATGCAGGCGCATGGCTACGCCCCCAGCCGCTTAGGCTCAACCACCTCGGCTGTCCTCAGCAGGTAATGGACTTCCCGCTTGTTCACGTCAAGAAGTTTTGCGATATCGCCCATGCTTAAGCCCTTGTCGCGGTACACGCTGGCGCGCCTCATGCGCCTGCGGCGCGCGGGCGTAAGCCGCAGGGCCATGCGCGCGCCTTCGGTCAGGGCGTCCGCGCGGGCGTTCTCCAGCACGGCCCGTTCCAGGGCGTTGAAGGCCTCAATGTACTTGAGCTTCCATTGCACGGCGGCAGCCCCGGTGAAGCCCATGGCCAGCAGGGTGAAGCCGTCGCGCGTGAGGGCAAAGGCCCGGTCCTGGCGAAAGCCGCCGGATGCAGGAACGGCAACGCTTTCTTCTGTGGGCGCAAAATTGCGCCCACAGAAATCAGCGGGGAGCTGGCCACCCAGGCGGTCGATCTCGCGCAGCACGTCCTTGTGCTTCTTGCCGAAGCGCGCGGCGACCTCCTTGCTGGAGACCACTGGCGTGCGACCATCGGGCAGGAACTCAAAGCGGATGGATTTTTCGGCGGGGGCGGGAGATGTAAACGAGGTCATACTGGCTCCTTTTCAGAGGAGTTGGCATCTTGAGAAATTCAAAATGCCGGGTGCTGAAAACCGCCAGTAGCGCGGCTGGAGCTATTTAGGCTTGCGCCCTGGACATTCACCCCACACCCGGCAAACAACATGCGTTGGACACAAAAAAAACATGCGCTGACGGGGACATGGGCCGCTACTGGTCAAGGTGTTTTCAGGCACCTACTGCGGCCATTACCCCGGCGTCGGGAAAGTGTCAAGAGGAGCGATTAGCGGCGCACCTTGGGCAGCTGCAAGTCCTGTCCGTCTTTGTCCACAGCCCATATTTCCAGCGGAAGGTTATACTTGGCTCGCACGCGCAGCACCCGGCGCAGATGACGCACATGGCTGGGCTTCTCAAGTATCAGCACAATGCCCGGCCGTTTGCCTGCCTGCACGCCGTAATTCAACGCCTGCCCGATGCTTTCCGCCCATTTCGGCCCGAAGTCGAATTCGACGACATGCGTGGCGTTCGCGCAGTCCGCGCGCGATTGGTCAGGCATGACCACTTCCATTTCCCCGCGTGAGGCGCACCAGGATTCCTGATACCAACGCTCATGGTGCTCATGTCCTGCGGCCAACGCCACGGTAGGGCACAGAGCGAGTACGGCCGCCAAGGCGGCGATGTTGCGGCGCATGGAGGCGTCATAGCACAAGCGATACCGAATGCAATCAGTCATTTGCGCTGTTCCATGCTGGCCGTTCTGTTACGCTGCGCCTGCACCAGCTCCCCGAGGCGCGCCTCAATCTTGGCGAGCGGCAGGCACAGCGCTATAAGCGCCGAGGTAGCGGCCCAGGCTGCTTCGCGGCCGCAGTGCTTGTCCACGTAGCAAAACACCGTGATCACGTTCCACAGCACGAGGATGCGCCAGATCACCGCGCCACCTCCCGCCCATGGGCGTCTATCGGTTGAATCTCGTCGCAGCACACCAGACCGCCGCTCCGGCTAGTGCCGATGACCACCCGCCACTGCCCGTCTGGCCACAGAATCGGGTCGGAAAGGAGCCTGGCGCGATAGCAGCGCGGCTCGGTACCGGTGGATATTTCCCGCATGTTTCCGGGTAGCCAGCGAACCAGCATGCCCTCTCGCAGCGGCGGGGCCGGTGCGGTCAGTCGGTCCAGATACCCCGCTTCCGCCGCCTCGTGGCGTAGGTGGCGGAAGATGGCCTCCAACGTCATGAACGTGAATTTCCGGCCACCAATGCACAGCCAGCGGCCGCGCTTGCGGTTGGCCTCATACCGGCACTCGCGCACGCGGTAGAGCCCTTCGTCCGCTTCGTCCTGGTCAGGCCACTGCACCGCAGGATACAGTTCGTAGATGCGCGTCGTGCCACGAATCCGCAGCAAAATGGCGTCTGTTTTTTCGCGTTTTTCGCCCATGGTTCCGTGGCAAGCTACTTGCCACCCTCCTGCTGTTTCTTGGCCTGGGCCGCTTCATGCACCAGGTTCAACGCCTTGGCGCAAACCTCGGCCATGCGCACGGCGGCCGCCTCGGCTGTCACTTCCGGCAGGCTGGTATCGCGCGGAAAAATGGCGGCCAGGCGCTTCTTTTGCGTATCGCGTAAGGTCACGGAGTCACCGGCCGACCGGGCGAGGACGAAGCGAGGAACGGTCATGGCTTTTTCCCAAACTGCCGCCCCAGCGCCAGATAGTTCTCAATCGTCAAACCCGTCTTAAAAAACAGCTTGCCGGCCCTTTTGTTGTGCCCGTTCTGGAATGCATCCAGCATCTCTTGTATGGCTTTCCTTTGCGTCTTGGTCTTCTTCTTCAACAACGCGTCGACATTGACAGCAGACGGATTCATGATGCTGTCGAGGGCCTTTGCGGCCGCTCTCTGTGCGGTGGTTCTAGCCATGCATCTCCCCTTGTTTGGCTGCTCTTCAGGGCCGGGCAACCACGCCTGGCCGACCGTCCGTGTGGGCGGTTTCGCAAGGTGGAGCTATCCCAGCAGTGACAGTTGCACGGCCCCGCCCACGTTGACGGTGGTAACGGGCATCCGCTTCAGGATGTTGAAGATATGCCGGTCGGACAGGCGATGCGCGCGCGCCAAGCGCTGCACGGCCTCGTTGCCGCTCATGCTGCTGGTGAGCCGGTCGTATTCGGTGCAGATGGCGGCATCGCGGGCATTGCGCAGAGCCTCCGCACAGCGGGGGATGTACAGGTCCGTGCCGCTGAAGCGGCGCACCATGGCGTCCGCCGCCTCCACGCCCACCACGTCGGCCAGCACGTTGAAGCGCAGCTCGCCCAGCTTGGTTTCGCGCTTGGGCACGGGGAACGTGGTGCCGCCCAGGGTTTCCACCAGGCGCAGGGCCTTTTGCAGGCCGATGAGCTGGGCCAGCTCCCGCGCGGTGGCGGGCAGGGTGTCGATTGCTAAAGACTCCATGGTGTCGGTGCTCACAGCCCCACCTCCTGGGCGGCCTGGCTGGCCTCCCGCTTCGCCCGACGCTGGGCATCCTTCACCAGGGCGGCGATAACGCCGCGCAGCTGTTCCGACTTGGCCCATTCCAGCCGCTCCACCGTGTACATGCGCGCGGCCAGGCCCACGGCGTAGGCCCAGGGCCGCCCGGCATCGGCCAGGAGCGCGCCAATCTTGTCCAGCAGGGGCGCGGCGCCAGGCATGGCGCGGGGCGTGGGCTTTTTGCGCGCCGGGCGCGTGTCCGCGTCGTTCCAGCCACGCTTGCGCAGGGCGGCGATGACAAGGGCGAGCTGCTTGTCCGTGAGCTTCCCGGCCGAGCGCTGGCCGGTGAGGCCCTCCAGCATGTCGCGGTAGGCGTCGTCCTCCAGGCCCAGGGCCTTGGCGGCTATGTGCACCTTGGCCAGCAGGCTGCGGCGTGATTCGAAGGCCATGTGTCCTCCTTCGGGTAGCGTGTTGACGAAGTGCGGCCCTGGCTCTACTGAACAGACGGGGGCCTCTGAAGACTGGAAAACCGTCGTGCCAGTGGTTGCTTTCGAGCTTCCATGCGGGGGTGCCGGACGTTGATCCGGATGGCGTCCCGCCAGAGGCTCCCTTCTTCGTTTGGCTGCTCATCAGGCCGGGGCAACCACGCCCCGGCGACCGCGCCCCCGTCCCTTCGATAAGGGCGGCGGGAGGCGGTTTCGCTTGGGCTAGGCGGCGTCCTGAAGGGCCTCCTGCTTCAGCTCCACAAAGAACTCGTCCACGGTTTCCAGCTTCACGCCCACGCTTTCCAGGCGCTCCCCCGGCCAGCCGCGCAGGGCCTCGCGGTCCACTTCCAGCTTGGTGCGGATGCCGTCGGCAAAGCCCAGGCTCTGGAGCCGCCCCAGCACCTGCGCCCAGGTGTGCTTGGCCAGCAGGCGCAAGCTGGTGGACCGGCGGAAACCCAGGACGCCGAAGTTCAGCTCCAGGCTGCGTCCGCGCTGTTCGCCGAAGAGTTCCTCCTTCTTCAAGGTGCCGAAGATGCCCAGGGCGTCCTCCAGGCGCTTGCGCGAGGCGGTGAGCGGTTCCAGCTGCTGCTTTGCGGCGGCCTTCAGGGCGTCAATCTGCTCATTCAGGCCCTGCTCAATGAGGGCCTGCTCGCGGCTGATTTCGGCCAGCTGGCGCAGGGCTTCGTCAGCCTGGGAAAGATCGCCGATGATGAGGGGCTGGGGCTTGGTTCTTGGGGCCATGCTGCGTTCTCCTTACTGCGGCCGCGCGTGCTGCGCGGGTTCGGTGATGGGCAGATGCGCCGCCTCCAAATGGGCGGCGATGTCCTGGCATTCTTCCAATACAGCCGCCACGCGGTCGGCTATCTGGCGGTGCTCCTCCGGGAGCCTGGCCGCCAGCTCGCGCAGGCGCGCTACGGTGCTGGTGATTTTGCGGGCGAGCATGGTGCGTTCTCCTTGCCGTTGGCGTTCGGGTTGTTGGGGCAGGCCTGGCAGGCGCGCCACTGGCGCAGCGCGGCCGGGCTGGATGTCGGCACCGGGCCGCACAGGCGGCGGCAGTGCTCCGGCGCAACGCTTTTGCCCGTGTGCGGGCAAACAACGCGGGCGTAGCGCTCCACAATGCGCGCGGCCATGCGGCCCGTGTTGCCGGGGTACTTCCCGGCCAGCAGCAGGCTTATGGACGGGCGGGAAACGCCCAGCTCCTTGGCCACTTTGGTGCGGCTGGAGGCGCTCACGGCCTGGGAAAGCAGCGTCAGCCAGTCAGACACGGTGCACCTCCCCGGTGTTGGCGTCCGTCACCGTGCGTTGCGAATTATTCCAGGCCGGGGCGCAGGGTCCGGTGTCGTTGGTGAGAATCCAGCGGGCAGGACCGCCGCGCCGGGGCAGCTCGGTCAGGTGGCCGGACTTGGCCAAGGCGGTGAGATAACGGTCCAGGCTTCGGCGCGCGTTGGCCTCGTCCACAGGAGCGGCCCCGTGCCCAAGCACCAGCGGCAGCAGGTCCTCCACGCTGGCCTTGCGGCGGATGCGCAAGGCGCGCCACGCCTTTGCGCGCACGCTGCCTTTGTGGCGTTCCACACAACCGCCCTTGCCTGGGCCGGAAACGGCGTTGCGGGAACCTGCCAAGGCCTCGCGCCCGGCGGCGGTCAACTCGTGCACATCCTCTCCCGTGATGATGAGCCCCTTTGCCGCAAGTTTGGCGCACGCCTTGCGCACAAGAGCGTTCGTAATGCCGACCACCCGTGCAAGCTCAAAGGTGAACTGCGACCCGGACTCGAGGTGTCCGAGGATTTCCAGCCCACGCCAGGCCATTACGCGGCCCTCTTCCTGGACACCACGCGCGGGCGGCGCGCACGCCAGTCATGGGTGATGCTCATGCCTTCCACGGCGGCCATGTCCACTTCGGCCAGGCCGTTCATCAGGCCCACGCGTTCCACGCACGCGATGGCGTTCATGACCTCGCGCATACGCCCCGCGCTCTGGCGGTGGATTTCGGCCACCAGGTCCGGGGCGATGGGCACTTCTGAAAGCTGCTGGCAGGTCATGGCCACGTCCTCCAGGCTGGCGGGCGTGAACTCCACCACCTGGGCGATGCGGCTGGAAATCTGCGGGTGCTTGGCTATGCCCGTCTGGATGTTCTCCATGCCCACCAGCACCACCATGGTTTCCGTGCGGTCGGAAAAGTCGCGTATCTTCTCCAGCACGGCGGCGTGGTTCTTCAAGGTGGCCTCGGCTTCGTCGATGACCAGCGGAATTTGCTGGGTGGCGATGACCGCCAACATGCGGTTGAACAGCTGCTCGCTGCTGCCGCGCGGGTCCACGGCCAGGGCCTTGGCCAGCTCCACCAGGAAGTAGCGCGGCGTCCAGTCGATGTTGGCGCGCAGGAACACGGCCTCCGCGTCAACGGCCCAATTGGTGAGCACCTCGCTCTTGCCGTAGCCGGGCTGGCCGTAGACCAGCATCATGCCCGCCTCGGCCGCGCCCCGGTTCTCCACGGCGGCCACGCCCGCGCTGAACCGCTCATAGTTGCTTGTCCGCACGAAGGTTTTTCTCACGTCGTTGCTCCTTTTCCGGTTAGAGGCCTGGTGTTTCTAACGCCGGGAACAGCTGCGCCGGGGTGAGCGCCAGGCCTTCGTATTCAAAGCGCTCGCGCAGCATGGCGTACTCGCGGCCTTGGACATATTCCGCCAGCCAGGCGCGGTCCGCGTCCGTCCACTGGTCCTGGTGGCGCATAAGCCAGCGAAATTTTTCGGTGGACCGCTCGAATATGGGCCGCTTGGCGGCGGCGGCTTGCGCCTGGCGCTCGGCCTGGGCGGCATCGCGCTCGGCCTGGGCCATGACGGCGCGGATGCGCTCCAACTCGGCCGGGGTGGCGGCGGGCGCGGGCTCCGGCTGGGCCGAAATGGTGATGATTTGCCGGGCGCTCAAGCTGTCCGCCATGAGCGCCGGGGCGTCCTGGGGCACGGTGATGCTTGCGCCGGGGGCGATGCGCTGGGCCTTCTGCTCCAGGCGCTTCAACTGGGCGCGTTCGCGCTCGGCGCGGGCGTCCTCGATGCGGGGAATGGGGAAGTAGTCCATGGCGTTGGCGTCAAGCTCCGCCCGGCAAATCTTCTCGCCCGCCTCGGTCCACACCGTGACAAAGGTGGCGTCCCAAATGTCGTACCGCACCTCCACAACCTCATCGTGCAAGGGGGCCAATTCGTGGGCGAAATAGTCGCGGTTCCACAGGCGCACCATGCCGTTTTTCACCTTGCGGAACGTGCCCGGCATGAACAGGTCATCCGCCATGTCCGCTGGCACCGGCATGGGTTCGAACACGCGGCCCAGGCAGTGGTTCCAGTATTCGTTCGGGCTCATGTGGCGGCGCTTGCCCGCTGCATGATCCTCAATGCTGGGTAGGCCACGGTGCGGGCTGGCGTTGTATTCCTCAACACGGGCCAGCAGCACCTTCTTGAAGGTCTCAAACGTGGGCAAAAGCGCCGAGCGCCCGTGCTTTTTGAGCTGCGCGCGGGTGATCTTGAACACCTTGTGCGCCGCGTCCTGGTCCATGTCCGCATGGGTGCAGGTGTCCAGCTGCTTGGCGGCGGGCACGCAAATCGTCTTGACCGCGCGCTCCATGAGACCCTTGCCCTGCGGACGGCCGGGGATGGCGTTGGCTATCTGGATGCCCAGGCGTTGCAACATGCCTGTGCCGGTGCCGGTCAGCACATACGCGGTGTAGCCGGGGCCGTTGTCCGTGTAGAACATGGCCGGAATGCCGCCGAACAGGCAGGCCATGCGCAGGGCGTCCAGGGTGGCGGCCGCGCTCTCGGCCAGGGCCACGGAGATGCCCACGCAACGCCGGGTGGCGACATCCAGAATCAAGACCACCTCCGGCTTGAACGGCCGCCCTGTGTCCGGATGCTGGATTTCCGCGTCAAAGGTGGTGCCGTCCGCCGTATACACGTCGCAGGGCAGCAGCTTTTCCGTCTTGCGCTTCAGGTACGGCTTCAAATGCAGCAGCGCGTTGCCCGTCTTGCGCCCGGCCGCCAAGTCCGGCTTGGCCACCTTGGCCAGGAAACGCCGCACGGCGTCTATGGACGGCGCGCGGCTGGGCTGCTCGGCCTGCCAGGCGCGGGTGAAATCGCGGTGGGCCTCGGCCAGGCTGGGGTTCTGCGGGCGCTGGTAGCAAGCCAGAAATAGCGGGGCCCAGGCGGGCACGGACATATCCTTTTGCGGGGTGCGCGGCGCAAGGGCCAGTTCGCCACCCTCGGCATAGAGCGCGCACCATTCATACAGGCGGCGGCGCGAAAGCCCGCGCCCCTCGCCCACGCCGTACTTGGCGTTGGCCACGGGCACCAGCTGGGCAAGGCGCTCACACAGGGTTCCCGCCTTGGACATTTCTTCCAGGCGATGGATGGATTTTTCCTTACCTGTCAGCCGCGTCAGCCGCTCAATCTCGCGCACGAAGGCCAGCCGTGCCAGCACGGTTTCACGTTGTGGCGCGGTGAGCTGGGAGAGGTCGGCCATGCGCAAGACGGCTTGCTGGCGCGGGTCGGCCGCCGGGGCGGTGCAACCGGTCAGGGCGGGCGCAAGCGCCACGCCCTGGTCGGACAGTTGCGCGGTGAGGATGGCGTCCACTGTTGCCTTGGGCATGGAGGCCAGCAGCCATTCGCTGCCGCCGCCACGGGCGCGGCGAGGCCGGGCCTGCCAGCTCTCGCGCTTGGCGCGTTCCCGCACGTTCCTGGCGTCAATACCAAGGAGTGGCGCGAGTTCGGCGCTGGAATATGCCTCCAGGGCAGACAT